CATAAACATCTTGTGATGAAACTCCCGGTCTTCTTGAACCATATTTGGAACTTCCCCAAGTTGCTCTACTCTTATCATATATATGATCCGAGTCAGACATATTTAAGGTTTCGGTATATTGTTCCACATCTTGAACTGTCACACCTACACCATCAACCAAAGGTAAAATCTCTTCTGGAGATTCATAATCTCTTATTTCTTTGATAGTAGATAACGCACCTTCTACATTGTGTATTTTCTGAACAATTTGTTTATCATACTCAAAGTAATCAAAGTAATATTCTCCTACATTCAAAACGGTTTCAAATTTAGGATATTTCCATTGAATAGATTTTACTACGAATGTCTGAGCAGATAGACCCATATTAGCATTAGTAATAAATACAAGGTCATTCTCGTTTAAGTAATTATCTAGTTCACCTATTTCAACCTTGATTTTCCTATTAACATCTTTATATCTATTAAGATATGATTGAACAAATCTAACACCGTCTTGTCTTGTTGTAATCCAAGGAAGATTTAATCTCTTAGCGTGTACCCCATATGTTGCTTTACTTGATTCTTTAGTACCTCTGATAAATAACGGCTTTTCATAATCATAAGTTGCAATTATAGTACCACTAACTGCACTAGTAAATGTTATATTTTTACCTACACTATCTAAAGAGTAATCAACTTCAGGTATTAATTCAGTTCCATCGTCTGTAACTTTTACAGATATAGCACCACTTGCTAATGTCATTGATGTTGCATTACTAAGACTCTGAGTTTCTGATGTAGAATAAATAGTCCTTACACCTAAAACAGTTAAATCATTAACAATCTCAGTATCATCATATCCATTTTCTAATATTCTAGAATTAACTCCATGTTGTAAATGAACTAAAGTTACATTATGTTCTGCTGGTTCAAATACAAATAAACCTGCTGGTGTTGTATAGAAAACTTTATTTGTTAATGCACCAAGATTTCTTATTATATCAATAAGTTTTCCATCTGCTGTATATTTCACAATATTTATACCTGAATCTGCTCCTCTTCCAGTGTAAGTAAAAGTTGTGTTATTTGTTATTAAATTATTTACAATAAACTCAGGTGACTTATTATCAAACACCGTTCCTCTAATCTCACTTTCTCCTAATATTTTTCCAAAACTTTGAGCAATAACTTCTGAGTGTGTTGTTTTGTCTTCTATCTTTGTTACATACCCACCAAATTTCATTATGGTTCTAGGGTTTCTTTTTACAAAAATTTTATGAGCTTCTGTATCTAGTATTTGTGCATTGTATAATCTTATTCTAGAAATACTACCTGCGAAATAATCACTGTCAACAGAATCTGTTCCAATATCTAATGTGTTTGTATCTGTTAAATTTGTAGAACTAGATACTGTTCCTTTTGAAACATTATCAACATAAAGTGTTATTAAATTACTAGCGTTTCTTGTAACTCGTATTAAATGATAACTACCATCATTGAAACCTGCTGAAGAACTTGTAACAATTGAAGAACCAACCCTAAATGAAACATCACCTGCTGTTGTTGTATTAACTTCTAATTGATATCCATTACTTGAAGAACTTCTTTTTGAGAGAACAGGCATACTCGTTGTTGTTACTGTCCATTTCAACCAAACAAGAATATCAAACTTACCAGAAAAATCCAAACTATTTGAGTCAGGTACAACTATTTTACTATTTGTTCCATTAAATTGTGCTGCAAAATCATCCCACGCACCGTCTTCATATGTGATATTTGTGGCTGTTCCATGATTATCATTATTACTTTCATCCTTTACTGTTGCTTGTAAATTATAGACAGCAGATAAGTTTTCTAAATTAACATAATCTTGCATCCAAATAACTTCATTATTAGTTGCAACTGATACATTTCTTGCAACTTTAAACTGCATTTGATCAATTGCCCTATCTCCCTCTTTCTTTAATTCTACTTCGATTGGGGTTGCAACTACATTATTAACTACTAATTTAACTAATGTCAATCAACAGTCACATCCTCACCAACAGTGAATTCTATTGTTGCATTCCATGTTGCCGGATCTTGTGCTCCTTTACTAAATCCAAGTCTTGAGATAATACCAAATCTTCTAAATAGATTCTTAGAGCTATCATCATCATATATTCTAAACTCATATTTTTCATTTGTTGTAATACCTATTTTTTCATATTCTTCTTGTAAGAATACAACTGCACCTTCAGGTGTTCTTGGATCCCATGATGTACTATCAGAAGTTCTTGTAAATGAATTTAAATAAGAACCATTTGCTTGTGTTATAGGTGAATACTGTTCATCTTTTATTATCCAACTAAATGTTATTCTTTCTGTATTACCCTCAGCTTTCGTGAGTATAGCACTGTCTGAAGAATATTCAGGTAATCCAAATGTTTGAACTGGTATTTCTATACTCTGATCATACTGATTAATGTTTCTTGCTTCAAATTTATATAACTCACTACCGGAAGATGCTGGGTTATATTTAATTAGAAATATTTTCACTATACAACACCTCTTCTACTATTAGCTTCTAATATCCAACGCTGTATTAAAGGTTTTAGTTTTTCAAAGTCTGCTTCTCTTGTCACATTACCTACATTAACATTCAATATGTAGTTTGTACCACCTTTTCCCGGTGTGACAGTTTCTTGTCCTCTTTCACCAAACGTATATGTTTGACCACTTCTACCTACACCAAAGATTGGTTCAGTGATTAATCCTCCATTAGCATAACCTTTAGAACCTGCTGGTTTACCATTAACAATGTTTGTCAAGTCACCCATCTGTGGTTTTTCTCCAAGACCATAAGCATTGTATGCTGTCATTGCTGCACCAAATGCAGCAGCGTGTTTTCTTGCTTCTTTATCATTACCCCCTTTTACTTGACCATTATCAACAGCTCTTTTTGCTTTGTTTAATAATGCTTGACCTGCTTCACCAACATGAGTTCCTCCTCTAACTAACGCTTGATATAACCCTGCTGTTTCTTGTGCATTTTTACCTGCAAACCTACCAGACAAAGCTTCATCTTTCACTCTATTCCAAACTGTTTGAGAGTTTGTTGCATTAATTTGTCTTTCAAGATTTTTAGCTGCATCTGATGCGTGTCTTGATTTAGGTGCATCTACTCTATCTGCTACAAGGTCTGGATTTACCATACCCCAATTTGGATCTTCAGGCACTTTAAATATACCTTGATTCCATATATCAATTTCTTTTTGTGTCTGTCCAACATTTGTTGATACAGGTGAAAAGGAAGTCAATTGTGATTTCTGGAAATTTACCCATTTAGCTGAAAGTTTTGCTGCCGACTCTTCCATTTGTTGTTTAATAAACTCTATAGATTTTTTTATGTCTATTCCCATCATAGATGCTCTACCCATTATTTCTGATAATTCATCCCATTCAGACTCTACTAATTGACCATCTAGTAAAGCTCTAGCCATAAAGTTTTCTACTTCTGTCATATGATTTGCACTTGCTTCTGCATTGGTTTCTATTTCTGCAAAGTATTCCTCAGTTTCTCCTCCCGGCATTGATGAAGCACCCGGTGTAGTACCCCACATTTTACCACCACCTTGTTTTTCTTTTCCACCTGTCCATACATCTGCTATCAATCCTTTCATATGTGTCCATCCATGTTTTGCTATATTTTTATCAAATTGATTACTTGGATCCATACCTGCTGCTTTTAATTGATCCAATTGCCAGTGAGCCACTCCATCATAATCTTTTGCTCTATTTATATCTTCTGGACTAAATGCACTACTTAAAACTGGTACAGTAGAAGCCCAACTAACTAACATAGCGTACATTGTTTCTGCTGGTTTTAATAAGAAACCTAATGCTCGTTTACCATATTGTTCTCCTAATCCCATAGCGTGTTTGGAATTCTTATAGAATGGTATAGCAATATTTTTCATAAAGAACATCATAATAGGTCTTAAGAATGAACCAATAAAGTCACCAATAGGTCTAAAGATTAACATGACAGATGTGTTAAACAAACTCATCATTGTCTTTAACAATGGCGATGAATCAAATAACTTCTTACCTAGCATACCAACAATACTTCCACCAACTGCAAACTTCATCATACCCTTCATTGCATTTGCTGTTTCACTTGCTGCTTTTTTCTTATCTACTCCTTTAGGATTAATCATAGTTGAAATATTTTTCATTTGTAAATTAAACTTCTTAAAAACACTCATTCCAGAAAGTTCTTTAGAACCTACAGGCATACCACTAAAATTGTTTGATTTGTTTTTCTTAGCACCTGCTGCAATTAATTTTAACTGTCTAAAAGCATCTTGACGTTGTTTAACTTGAAGTCTATCACTTAATCTTTCTTTTACTGATGCCCCTTTTTCAGCTTTAGCTGCATCTTGTAGGTATTTTGCATTTTTCACTGCTCTTGTTTCTTCCTTTCTTGCTCCCGGTGTTATATTTTTGTCCATCTTCTTCTGGAATTTCAACTGCTCATCTAGCTTTCCTAGCATTTGCTTGAGCAATTTTAATTGTTCTTCTATTAATTTTACAGGGTCTTTCTTACTCATATCTTCAGTTGCCATATATATTTGTTAAGTTTCCCTATTATTTAAGTTTCTTTTTCTTTGGCTTCTTTACACGCTGATCTCCGAGAGGTTGATGTGCTTTACCTTGTGCCTGTTTCATTCCTTTCTGATATTTCATTAATAATATCTTTAAGAATTTAAAAGGATGTGAATCTACTTCTTCTTTAGTCCACCCAAACTGAGTAGCACATACTAAATAAATATCGTATAATATTACTTCTGTGTCGGTGAGTCGTTGAAGGGCTCCATCATCTGACTCAAGTATTCCCCTAAAGGGTAGTATTCGAGAATCTTATTTCCTATCTCGGTAACGGTCTTGTAGCCAACACCGTCAATGCCTTCCTTTGTTATATTAAAGGGTGCCTTCTTAATTGAGTTTAACATAATTTCCATTCTATATTGTTGAACATTGTCTAGTAAATTTTCTTCATTTTGTACATTAGCAGATTTCTTGATTATTTTTTCAAACACACCAAAAGGCATATCATCTTCAAATTCAATAACTTCTGCTACTCCTTTTATCTCTACAGTTACAGTCTGTATAGCCATAGAAAATATAGAATAAATCGCTAATATAAAGGTTTCCTAAAGTGCTGCTGCTACTGGGTTAACACATACAACAGTTGCACCTCGTGCTTCAAAGTTAATTGTTTCAAACACTGGTTCTACTGGAACTATTCCATCTACGTTATGTGTATCTATTGCAACTCCATACAAGTTAATTGTTATTGTTTTCTCTGCTGCACCTGATCCACCGTTTGTGAACTTCAATTCTAATGCTACACTTGAACCTGAATGTATTTCAGAGGTTGGTGGTTTGTCTATTTGGTCTACAAGTTGTTGTAACATATTATTATCTTTCCATGAACATTGGAATGTACCGTTAATATCAAATCCTTGTCTGTATGCTGATGTTGCTTTGTGAGCACCAATAGAATAAAGTAAGTTTACGTTTTGTGTAAATGTTGCAGATATATTTTGTACTTCTGCTACTGTTGCTAAAGATGAACCGTTATACCATTTCAATGCACCATGTGCAAATGTGTATGGGAAGTTAATATCATCGGCTGCTGGAGTAGAATCTAAAGATGTAGTTGCATCTCCTTCATTACCAAATGCTACATCTGCTGAACAGTTTACCAAGTCGTCTATTGCTGTGTTAAGTGTAAATCCAGATAAAACACATCCTAATAGCTTTCTTGAAATGTTTTCTGTTTCTCCAGCGAATCCTATTTCTGTACTGAATGAGGTTGCTGTTTTTGGTGGGGTTGCAAATGTATGTGTATATGGTGCAGATGAACCTGATGTGGTTGCTGCTCCATAGAAATTTTTGAATATCCAAGGGTTTGATAATACAAAGTCCACTGAAACATTACCATTCTGTTGACCATAAGCAAATGCTTCTCTTTCAACTTGATTTAATTTTCTGATATCTTTTCTAGAGTTATTTAATGTAACTGAGCCTACTGCTTGTTGTAATCCAAATGGTTTAGTATATGCACTTGCTCCCGGGTCAGTAGCGAATGTACTTTCCCAAGCATATTGAATATA